GCATTGCAGATGTATCTAAACATAATAAACGGAATCGAAGAAGAACACATACCATACAAGCTAGGTATGAGAGGACACGTTTCTCCGATTCACGAAAATAAAACTCGTCCAATTTGGGTTGGTGCGATTGAAACTAATATTCTAGAGATCATGTTATTTAAAAATATCTATAAACAAATGTTTGAAAAGAGCCAGTTGCAAGAGAAGTTCCTGACTGGTAAAGGTACTATGAAACGGTTGTACGATTACATTAACACGACAGAGGATTGTACATTTGTGAACACCGACATTAGTGCTTTCGATTCAATGCGTGCTCGATTTGTTTTACATGATATTTTTAGCGCTCTCAAAACTAGAATAACATTCAAGAAGGGTGAAGATTTACTTTTTGATTGGTTAGTGGAAGATTTTATTTACGCTCGTTTAGCTCTACCTGATGGCTCAATTTACAAGAAGACCAGTGGTGTTCCGACTGGATCTTTCTTGACTTTGATGATCAACTCTCTTTCTAATTACGTTATGCAACATACTATACTGAATATTTTAGATATTAATTATTTTAGCTCAAGAATACTCGGTGATGATTTCTCTTTTAAGACGGAACGCTTAGATCCCAGACATTTTGACAAATTGAACGCTGATTACTCTTCAGTCGCTCTGTCCTGTTTTGGTTTGATTGTGAAGCCTGAGAAAGTGATAATTACAAACAATCAATCTGATCGTAAGTTCATTGGTTATATGATCAGGGAGGGGAAATTGTATCGAGAGGCTAGTGATTACTTTAAACTTGTGTTGTATTCAGAGCATGTTGTGCCCGATTTATCTTATTCATTTACTAGGTTAATGGCTACTTATTTAATAGGTGGTTGTAATTCGCGAGAGTTTGTTAGGTTCTTTGAGTATTTCGTTGCTGGATACGAAACCGATCTGGAGGCATACGGTACAAGACTGACGAAGTCGAGAGGTTTGTTCACCGGTTCGATGAAAATGTTAAAACATATTCATTGTATGGACCTTTCCGCTTTTCAAGAAATTTCTTTGGCTGATTTCAGGAGGCTCATTCATTCGAAGATCCCTCACTTTCTTGTATATGATATGCCTTTGACGGGAGTAGGATAAGTTTTTGTTTTCTTCACGTTCTCTTTTTTATTATTTTATTTTCAATATAGCGAACCATTTTTTCAAACTGGTCGAGTAATAAAGGCCGTACTACTATCGATTTCCTTGTGGTTAATTCGAAAATAACCCACTCTAAATCTTGCAGAGTGAGTAAATCTTCTCGTGATAGTAAGACACGACACCCTTCATCGACTTTAGATTCAAATACTAACATGTTTTCGCCGCGATATACCATATTTGTAAGTAGTATTGTTTCGGTTTCCAGAAAATTGATTTTTTTGAATTTAATAATCCTTCAATTCCTGTCCTTTTATTAGAT